AGGAGACACCTAAAGGACCAGTAGAGATCACAGAAGATGAGATGGGAGCAACCATCGATTTTGATCCTAATAAAATTGACATGCCTGATGAAGGCGATCCGTTTGCCAATCTCAATGATTTATTACCCGAAGACATAACAGATAAAATTGGTAATCAATTACAAAACGATTACAGAGAATATAAAACTTCCCGTGCAGATTGGGAAAGAGCTTACATTGTTGGTTTAGATTTGTTAGGATTTAAATATGATAATAGAACCCAACCCTTTCAAGGAGCATCTGGTGCAACTCACCCGGTACTTGCAGAAGCGGTTACGCAGTTTCAAGCGCTGGCTTATAAAGAATTATTACCAGCTGATGGACCGGTAAGAACCATGGTCATGGGTGCGTCGAACCCGATGAAAGAGCAACAGTCTCAAAGAGTTAAAAATTTCATGAACTACCAGTTGATGGATCAAATGAAAGAATACGAACCTGAGTTTGACCAAATGTTATTTTATTTACCCTTATCAGGTTCTACATTTAAAAAAGTTTATTATGACGATTTACTGGGACGAGCTGTTTCAAAGTTTGTTCCTGCAGATGATCTTGTTGTTCCGTATACGGCTACCTCATTAGACGATGCGGAAGCGGTCATCCATGTATTAAAAATTTCCGAAAATGACTTGCGTAAACAACAAGTCGCAGGATTTTATTCAGATATTGAACTCACTAAACCTCAAGGTACAATTACCAATGAGTTAAAAGAAAAAGAGAGAGAAGTAGAAGGAGTTACAAAATCCCAAAGAGTCGAACCTATGTATACAGTTCTAGAATGCCACGTTAATCTAGATCTAGAAGGATTCGAAGATGTTGGTGCCGACGGAGAACCAACCGGAATAAAATTACCTTACATCGTAACAATCGAGGAAGGTAGTAGGAAAGTTTTGTCTATTAGACGAAACTTTGCGCCCAATGATCCAAAGAAAATAAAAATCCAATATTTTGTCCATTTCAAATTTCTGCCTGGACTAGGATTTTATGGTCTTGGACTCATTCATATGATTGGCGGATTGAGTCGTACTGCAACTGCGGCTCTCCGTCAGTTACTAGATGCTGGAACTTTATCAAACTTACCAGCCGGATTTAAACAAAGAGGTGTCAGAGTAAAAGATGACGCCGCTAATATACAACCTGGAGAATTTAAAGATGTTGACACTCCGGGCGGTAATCTAAAAGATGCATTTGTATTTTTACCTTACAAAGAACCCTCACAGACTTTATTGCAGTTGATGGGAATTGTAGTTCAAGCAGGACAAAGATTCGCGTCCATTGCTGACATGCAGGTCGGGGACGGAAATCAACAGGCCGCTGTTGGTACGACTGTCGCTCTTTTAGAACGTGGTTCAAGAGTAATGTCAGCAATCCATAAAAGATTATATGTAGGTCTTAAACAAGAATTTAAATTACTGGCGAAAGTCTTTGCTCAGTATTTGCCACCTGAATATCCTTATGATGTAGTAGGTGCTGCAAGAAATGTTAAAGTAACGGATTTTGATGACAAGGTAGATATTCTACCTGTTGCGGACCCTAATATATTTTCAATGTCTCAAAGAATAGGTATGGCCCAAACACAATTACAATTAGCTCAATCCAATCCACAAATGCACAATATGTATATGGCGTACAGAAATATGTACACGGCAATAGGTGTAAAGGATATTGATAGAATTTTACCACCGCCTCCACCGAATCAACCTAAAGATCCGGCGATCGAGCACATTGATGCATTGGGTATGAAGCCTTTTCAAGCATTCCCTGGTCAAGACCATAGAGCTCACGTAACAGCTCACTTATTTTTTATGGCAACTAACTTTGTTAGAAACAATCCAAGTATCACGGCTGCATTAGAGAAAAATGTATTAGAGCACATTTCTTTAATGGCTCAGGAACAGGTTCAATTAGAATTCCAACAAGAGATGCAAATGTTGCCACAACTGCAACAACAGGCTACTCAGAATCCTCAAGCTCAACAACAGTTTCAACAAATCTCTCAAAAGATAGAAGCTAGAAAAGCAGTATTGATTGCAGATATGACTGAAGAGTTTATGAAGGAAGAAAAAACAATTACTTCTCAGTTTGATCATGATCCATTACTTAAATTAAAACAAAGAGAAGTTGATCTTAAAGCTATGGAAGAAGAACGTAAGATAAAAGAAGATGAGGCTAGAATCAATTTAGATAAAACTAAATTTTTAAAAGGTCATCAGGTTGCTGAAGAAAAACTTGAACAAAATGAAGAATTAGCACATTTAAGAGCAGATACATCAATTGAGAAATCATTGATATCGGCTGATGTTAAGCTAACTTCAGATAAAATGAAAGCTAAAGACGTTAGAACCTTGAAAGGTCCGCGTAGTTAGGGTATATAAACGTAGGAGAAAAATATGAAAATAACAAAACCAGTTGGAGTAAATAAAGATGGTTACGCTAGTGGCGGAGTTGATATAAAAATTCCTTCTCAAAATATTCATTTAGATCCAAGATCTAAATCGAGTATCAGAGGAAGAAATTATATTGCTCAAGGTGACACAGTAACTGTTAAAGGTACGAAGACTAGAAAACCTGTAAAAGCTACTTGGATCTAATATGTGGTTTGGAGCAATAAAGTTAGCTCTTAACGCTGGGACTCACATTTACAAAAAGCGTCAAGAGACAAAGATGGCTATGGCTGATGCACAACACATGCATGCGCAAAAGATGGCCAGCGGCGAGGAAACTTACCAGGGCAAACTTTTAGAATCGAGAGACAAAGATTATAAGGACGAGGTCGTTTTAGCGATTCTCACATTGCCAATTGTGGTACTTGCCTGGGGAGTCTGGTCAGATGATCCGGCGGCTATGACTAAGATAAATCTTTTCTTCGAACATTTCAAAGCACTCCCGTCGTGGTTTACGAATTTATGGATTTTAGTATGCGCGAGCATATTTGGTATAAAAGGTACACAAATATTTCGTGGTGGTAAAAAATAAGAAAAAGAAAGGAGGAAAAATGAGTATAAACGGAAAAGTAAAATGGTTTAATACAACCAAAGGTTATGGATTTATAGCACGTGATGACAAAGAAAAAGATGTTTTTGTACATTCGTCAGCTGCTAGAACTGCAAACTTAGAGTTAAATGAAGGCGATGCGCTAACATTTGAAGTTGAGATTGGTGAAAAAGGACCTTCAGCAGTTAATTTACAGTCGGTATAAACGACAAAAATAAACTAGACATAAGCGCTTAAAATCAATATAAATAATTAAGGAGAAAATTATGAGAAATGATTTCGGATCAAGACCCTACAAAGTAAGATTCCCATACAAGAAGGCTGAAAAAACACAGACTTCTAATGATAAACTAGATGAATCTTTAGGTGAAAGAGACGGCGCTGAGTCTACAAAAACTCAAAGCCTTACATCTAGAAGAGATGAATCTAAAGGCGCATCAAAAGCTTAAGGAGAATTTATGGTTGTTAAAGCTGGGATCGGCATAGCAAAAGCCGGATGGGGAATAGTTAAAAATGTTATTAAACCTAAAAAAGTTTCTGATACCATTATTAATCTTAAAGGAAAATATAATATTGGCTCCGCTAATAAGATTAAAAATAAAGCATCCACAGCAAAAATTCAAGACATGTCTTTCAGGATAAAACAAACCGCTAAAAAACTTAGTGATACTATGGACAAGTTAGGTAAAAAATAATGAGCAAATGGACTAGAGCAAACCCATTAGCAGCAGTATCAGGATACGGTGTCCCTGCAGGACATTTTGCGAATGGTTATACTAATGGTGGCGATAGCGTTGCTATGAGAGCTGGTGGTTGGATCCAAGACGCTAATAAATCAATTAAAAAACGTGGAACTAAAGGCAAGTGTACACCGATTACAAAAAAAGGTTGCACTGGACGAGCTAAAGCGTTAGCAATGACGTTTAAGAAAATGGCTAAGAAAAGAGGATAATTATGGCTAAAAAAACATTAACTGAAAAACAATTTGAGACTGGTGTAGCTGCTAGTGATGCTGTCTGGATGAAGATGAAAAGACTTAACAAAGATTATGAAGGATCTTCACCTACAAATAAAGCAAAAATGAAAAAAAAATACGATCCAAAAAAAATGTATAAAGAAGCAAGAAAATCTTCTAAACAAGACACAGCTAGAACTCATTATCAAGGTGGTGGACGTACGAACCTATTAGAAGAACTAGGCCGTGTTGAAGGTGAAAGCTCAAACAGAAATAGAAGAGCTGAAGTATCAAGAATTCATGGTGAATTGAATAGAGGCTATAAACATGGCGGAAGCGTTGGCGCAGCTAAAAGAGGATTCAATAAGAAGATTTTAAGATCATAATGAATATATTAAAAAAATTATGGAACTTCCTATTTGGAAGTAAAGAAGAACCAGTAGTTTTAGAAACTGCTGCAGAAGAATCAACAGTTAATCACTGCAACACTCACTTAAGATTTAGAAACTTCAAAGAGCACTAGAAAGACGAGTCAATCAATTGGCAATCTCAGTTACGTCCGGAGGGGTTGACAACATGGAAACATACAAGTATATAATAGGACAAATTAATGCATTGGAATCAGTGCGACAGGAAATCTCTAACCTGCAACATGATAAGGAGCTAAATGGCAAATCAGGAACCGTTATCGACCTCAGACGAGGTCTCAAAGATCCACCTCCCAAATAAGGAGTTAGTTGGATTAAAGAAATCAGAACCAAAAAAAGAAGTCACAAAAGAAACTACAAAATTACCTAAACCTACCGGTTGGCGTATGTTAGTTTTACCTTTCAGAATGAAAGAGAAAACTGATGCAGGTCTTTTAATTGGATCAGAAACTATAGATCGACAACAAGTTGCATCACAGTGCGGAAGTGTACTGGCGATGGGGGACTCATC